TCCGCCTTCGGCCTTGACTTTGGTTATACCAATGACCCAACGGCGCTTTTCTGTGGGCTTGTCAGCAAGGAAGAAAAGACCATTTGGGTTTTTGATGAACTGTATGAAAAGGCCCTAACGAACCGGGCAATCTGTGACCGGATCACCGGCATGGGCTACGGCAAGGAACGGATCAAGGCCGATTGTGCCGAACCCAAGAGCATTGATGAATTGCGGGATGCTGGCCTTCATCGTATCAGAGCCGCCCGGAAGGGCAAGGACAGCGTGAACAACGGAATCCAGTACATTCAGGGTTACACCATCATTGTTCATCCCCGATGCGTGAACTTCATCACCGAGATTTCAAACTACACATGGGCAGAAGATAAGTTCGGGGCCAAGATCAATGTTCCCATTGACGATTTCAACCACCTTATGGACGCTATGCGTTACGGGCTGGAAGATATGTTGGTTGGCCCCGCCTTCAGCTTCGACTAATAACATGATAGTAACAAAACACACGAAAAACGCACGGTTTCCGTGTGTTTGCGTTTATTAAGCAATGAAGAAAGGCGGTAAGTGAATATGTTTCTGGATAACGCTATGGAGCGTATCAACCGCCTGATCCTTCAGGGTGGGCGAACCGGCATGACTGAAAATCAGTTCTTCGCCGCTGAAATCAAGGAATGGAAGAATAGTCAGCGCCGCAAGGATCAGGTTATGGGTGATCTGTACTATGAAGGACAGCATGACATTCTTCAGCGTCAGCGCACAATCATTGGTGAAAACGGTCAACTTCAGGTGGTGACGAACCTTCCGAACAACCGCCTGATTGATAACCAATATGCCCTGATGGTGGATCAGAAAACCAACTACCTTGTGGGCAAGCCCTTCACCCTGAACTGTCAGGATAAGGGTTACACGGATGCTTTGGGCAAGGTTTTCAACAAACGGTTTTACCGGCTTCTGAAATATGTTTGTGAAGATGCCCTGAACGGTGGCATTGGCTGGCTTTATCCTTACTACAATGAAGCTGGTGAATTGACCTTCAAGCATTTCCCGGCCTATGACATTCTTCCTTTTTGGGCTGACGATGATCACACCATCCTTGATTGTGCGATTCGTTACTACACCCAAGAAGTGTGGAACGGCTACCAGAAGGAAAAGGTGGAGAAGGTGGAAATCTTCAAAGCCGATGGCATTTACCGGTATATCTATCAAAATGATATGCTGATTGCCGATGTGGAAGCCGGTGAACATGAAAACTATTTCATGGTTGAGGAAGAAGGCCAAGAACCCAAGGGGTTCAACTGGACAAGGATTCCGCTGGTTCCCTTCAAGTATAACAAACAGGAAATCCCCCTGATCCGCCGTGTGAAAACCCTTCAGGACGGAATCAACACCATGATTTCCGACTTTGAAAACAATATGCAAGAGGACGCACGGAACACCATTCTGGTTCTGAAGAACTATGACGGTGAAAATCTTGGTGAGTTCCGCCACAACCTTTCCACCTATGGAGCCGTGAAGGTTCGTGAGGATGGCGGGGTTGAAACCCTTCAGGTTGAAATCAATGCAGAGAACTACAAGGGCATTTTGGAACTTCTGAAGAAGTCCTTGATTGAAAATGCCCGTGGTTACGATGCCAAGGATGATCGTTTGAGTGGCAACCCCAATCAAATGAACATTCAATCCATGTATTCTGACATTGACCTTGACGCAAACGGCATGGAAACCGAGTTCCAAGCGGCCTTTGAAGAACTGTTGTGGTTCATCAATCAGGATTTCAGCAACAGGGGCTTGGGTGATTATGAAGGCGCTGAACTTCAGATCGTGTTCAACCGTGACATTCTAATCAATGAAACGGAATCCATTGAAAACTGTTCCAAGTCCGTTGGTATTCTGTCCACGGAAACCATTGTGGAACAGCACCCGTGGGTTACGGATGTTGAAGTGGAGCTGGCCCGGTTGCGTAAGGAAAAGGATGAAGCAATGGAACAAGCACAGGAATACGCCGGGGCCTTCCAGACCGGCAACCCAAACCAAGGTGATAATGGTGGGGGCGAATAACCCCCGCCGTTTCACAATATATGCCGGGGCAGACATTGAGTGTGGCGGGGTGCTATTACTCCTACCCGCCAAAGGGTGAAATTCCCTTCCCCGGCCCATCATGGCCCGTTAGTCAAGTGGTTAAGACACCGCCCTTTCACGGCAGTAACGCCGGTTCGATCCCGGCACGGGCTACCAAGGCCACAAAGGAAGGAACCAAAATTCAGCAAGGCGCAAGCCCCTATGAAGAAACAGCGTGGCCTTCTATGCTGAAGTGGATGGAATAGGCAGACACGGCGGATTCAAAATCCGTTGCCGCAAGGCGTGTGGGTTCAAATCCCACCTTCAGCACCATTTTTCAGAAAGAAGGTTCCATCATGGATGAAAACTATGAACTGAAAACAAGGATTCGTTGTTTGGAATCGCAACTGCATGAAGCAGAAGATGTTTTGAACAAGAGAAACAAAGAATTTGAATTGAAGTGCAAAGAAAATCAGGAATTGCATGACAAAATCAGATTCCTTGAAGGCCAAATAGACGCTTATCAATATTGTTTGAATTGTAGGCGATAAATTCAGGATTGGAGGAACGGCCCATGAGAAATGCGGATTATTGGCGTGGGCGATTTTCCATCTTGGAGGACAGCGCCCACAGAGAAGCCCAAAAGACCATTCAGGACATGGAAGAACTGTATCTGGATGCACAGCGTTCCATTCAGAAGGAAATTGAAAGCTGGTATGCCCGTTTTGCGGTGAACAACCAAATCAGCCTGACCGATGCCCGGAAATGGCTGACCGCTGGACAGCTTGAAGAATTTCATTGGAGCGTTGAACAGTATATCAAGATCGGTGAACAGGCCGGGTTGGATGCGGCATGGCTGAAGAAGCTGGAAAATGCGTCTGCCCGGTTCCACATTTCCCGCCTTGAAGCTGTCCAGACAGGTATTCAACAACAGCTTGAATTGCTATATGGCAATCAGGTTGATAGTCTGGATGCCCTGTTGAAGAAGGTTGTGGGCAATGGCTACACCCACACGGCTTTTGAGGTTCAGAAGGGTGTGGGCCTTGGCTGGGATATTACCGGGCTGGATCAGAAGAAACTTGAAACATTGCTTTCAAAGCCTTGGACAACGGACGGGCGAACCTTTAGTGACCGTATTTGGTTCAAGAAACAAGAATTGGTTGACAGCCTTCAAAAAGAATTGGTTCAGGGCCTTCTTCGTGGTGACAGCCCCCAAAAAATCACGGATGCCATTCAGAAGAAGTTCAAAGTTTCCCGGTACCAAGCCGCACGACTTGTAAATACGGAAACAAGCTATTTCAACGCCCTTGCCGCAAAAGAGACCTATAAGGAATTGGGCGTTAAGAATGTGGAGATTTTGGAAACGCTGGATTCCATCACCTGTGCATTTTGTGCAAGTATGGATCGAAAAGTGGTTCCCATGTCGGAGTTTCAACCGGGTGTTACCGTTCCCCCGTTTCATCCACATTGCCGAGGAACTACGGTTCCCGCCATTGATGAAAAATATATGGGTGAAAGAGCCGCAAGGGATCAGGATGGAAAAGTTTACTATGTCCCCGGTAATATGAGTTATTCCGAATGGAAGAAAACTTTTGTGGACAACGGTTCCAAAGATGGGTTGACCCTTGCAACCATCGGGAGTATAATTAAAAATACAGTTTCGATGGTAAAAAGCGAGGGTTCCAATGTGCAGACGGTAGGCCGTATTGATATAGAAAAATACCGTTGCATTACGGACGAGATCGCCACCGATGAAGTGATTATCACCCCGGAACGGATTCAGCATATTGAAGAACGCCACCCCGGAGATTACGAACAGTTCGTTAAGTATGTTGCGGATATTCTGGAAAACCCGGATTACATCTTGGAAGCAAACAAGCCTAATACCGGTGTGATTCTGAAAGAAATTGAAGAAAATGGCGAAAAGTTCAAAGTGATTCTACGGGTAAAGGTAGAAAGTGACCCCGCTGAATATCGAAACTCCATCTTGTCCTTCTGGCAAATTGGTGAAACCACATGGAAGAAGAATGTGAAGAACAAGAAAATCCTTTACAAGCGGGAATAATACTGCTATACTTTAGATAGGATAAGAACGGGCTTTGAGGTGGAAAAAGCGTTCCCATACGCCACACGCCTTTTGGTAGTGGGCAAAAGAGATGCCGGGAGTGACGCTCCGGCCAAAGTCCAATCTTCAAGGGAACAGGTGAAAACCTGTTCCCTTCTTCTATGTGCTGAAAAAAATTGAAAAACCCTCTTGACTTTTCTGTTGCTACAATATATAATTGTTGTAGCAACAGAAAAGAAGGTGAATAAATGGTTGCTAAAAAAGGCCGTCCTGTTTCAGAGAACCCCAAAGATTATATGCTTCGGGTGAGGATGGATGAACAGACTTTGCAACAGCTTGATGAATGTTGTGAAGCTGAAAATCTTTCTCGATCTGAAGTAGTAAGGAAGGGGATTCAGGAACAGCATAGCAAACTAAAGAAATAGGGTGTCGGCTACCCGCTAAAGTACACCAACACCCTAAACCACCAGAGGTTTCCCAACTGGATAAATCCATTCTATCACAGTTGGGAACTTCTATCAAGTGAAAATTGATGGAGGTTTAACATGGAAAAATTGATCAAGAGCATTGAAGGCGTACACCCCGGTAAGTATGACCTTCGCAGGAATGAACTGGATGAACTCTATGACGCATATCATCACGACACTTTCAAGCTGATTGCCGTGGTGTTCAAGCTGGGCTTTGCCCGTGGACAGAAGGCGGTGAAGAAGGCATGAATGAACTTCAGGTATTCACCAACCCCGAATTTGGACAGGTGCGAACCGTGACCATTGAGGAAGAACCGTGGTTCGTGGGCAAGGATGTGGCGGTTGCCTTGGGGTATGAATCGCCACGGGCGGCAGTCAGCAAGAAGGTTGACCCGGAAGATAAAGGCGTTTCCGAAATGGAAACACCTTCAGGGAAGCAGCAAATGACCATCATCAACGAATCCGGTTTGTATGCCCTGATCTTCGGAAGCAAGCTGGAAAGCGCCAAACGCTTCAAACATTGGGTGACGCATGAGGTTCTTCCCGCAATCCGTAAAACCGGAAGTTATTCCATCATCCCGAAAGCAAGAGCATTGACCACAGACGATTACATGAAGGCGGCACAACTGGCCGCTACCTGTCGGAATGAACGGCTTCCCTATGTGCTTGGATTTCTGGAACAGGCCGGGTTTAATATCCCGGAAGTGACCGCCACGCCCCCGGCCTTGGATGGGCCTGTGGATTGCACGGAGATTCAAAGACTGATGGATGAACGGGGCATTTCCGTAACGGAACTTTCCAAGCTGACGAACATTTGCAAAGCGTCTTTGAGTTATTACAAACGGGGCATTTACAAGCCGAACCGTGAACGCTATCGCATTATCATTGACGCATTAACTTAATTGATGATTTGACCACCCCGGCCTTCTGGCCGGTGGTGGTTTTTTCATACCATTTTCGCCGTTTCCCGGTGGTGGGCGGTAAACAGAACCGGGAAAATCGTGGTTCCTAACCCACGGTAAAAAAGGATTTTGGAGGTAACAACAATGACTAAAGAAAAGCTGTTGGAATGGGGCCTGACTGAAGAACAGGCCACAAAGGTTATGGAGGGCTTGAACGGTTCCTTCGTCACCAAGGCCCGGTTCAATGAGGTCAACACCGAACTGACCACCGCCAAGAACACCATCAAAGAGCGTGACACCCAGCTTGAAACGCTGAAGAAGGCTTCTGGTGACACCAAGGCCCTTCAGGATCAGATCACACAGCTTCAGGCCGATAACAAGAAGAAGGACACGGATCACGCCGCTGAACTGAAGAACCTGAAAATCAGCAATGCGGTTGAACTGGCCCTGACCGGTGCAAAGGCCAAAAACAACACCGCTGTTAAGGCGCTGTTGGTTGATTTCATCGGTAAGGCTGAATTGGCGGAGGATGGAACCGTCAAGGGCCTTGATGATGAAGTCAAGAAGCTGGTGGAAGGCAAGGACACGGCTTTTCTTTTTGAGAAGTCCACCGGCACCAAGTTCAAGGGGGCCAAATCCGCTGAAAAGGGTGATGGCGCTGAAGGCGGCATGACCCTTGAAAAGCTGAAGGCCATGAACCCCTTGGATCGCTACAACTATTCCGTCAACCATCCTGACGAATACAAAGAACTTTATGGAGGTATTCCCGTAAGTATTACCTTGCGGCCATGACCAATGAAGCCAAGGCGGTAAAGATCATCACCGGTTCCGCCGCTGTCACCGCTGACACCACGGTTTCCAGCGACAAGACCTATTACGCCGCTTCCGGTATCGGCTATGTGAAGGTCACGCCCGGTTCCGGTGACAACCCCAAGACCAAGGGTTGGTACGAAATCACGGCGGCGTAAGAAAGGCGGTGAACCCCGTTGCGTGATAAAGCGGTTGCAATGCTAACGGCCCTTGGCGTGGCGGGGGCCGCTGATGATCCGCTGTTGGATATTGTCTTGAACAATGTTCAATGGCGGATCAAAAACCTTTCCAACCTTTCCGAAATCCCGGAGGGGTTGGAAAGTCTGGCCGTTTCTATGGCCGTGGGCGAATACCTGAACATGAAGAAGTGTTCTGGACAGCTTGAAGGGTTTGATTTGGATGCGGCGGTGAAATCCATTCAGGAAGGTGACACCAACATTACCTTTGCCCTTGGTGAAGGTAGTTCAACCCCTGAACAGAGGTTGAACAGCCTGATTGATTATCTGATCAACGGGCGCATTGGTGAAATCTACCGTTATAGGCGGTTGGTATGGTAAATAAGGCCGTGCGAACCGCCTTGGAACGGTTGTGGAAGGATCAGTGTTCTATCTTCATCCGTGAGGAAGTCACCGATCCTGTCACCCACCTGACGGATTCTGAAGAAAAGCCGCTTCTTCAGGATCAGCCGTGCAAGCTGTCTTTTGAAACATTAACTTCAACCAATGGGGATGAAGTGGCAACCGCCCAACAGGTGGTGAAGCTGTTCCTTTCCCCGGATGTGAAGGTTCCCGCAGGATGCAAAATCATTGTCACCCGTCCAAATGATATGGAACGAACCTTCACCTATGCCCGTTCCGGTGAACCGGGCGTGTTTTCCAACCATCAAGAAATCATGCTTGAACCCTTCAGGGGGTGGGCCTGATGGGAAGATGGGGCCGGTGTGATTACCGGGAATTGAAGAAGCTGGATGAACGCCTTCAACAGCTTTCGGAAGTTGACATGGATCGGCTTTGCCGGGATGCCGCCAAGAAGATTGCCCAAATCCTGTGGAACAAGGTGAAGAAAAGAACCCCGGTTGGCGTGGCCCCCAAGTTTGATGGACCCAAGACCGTAAAGGTAAAGGGTGCAAGCGGGAAAAGCCGAACCTTTCTTACCCGTTCCGGGGCTATCCGGGAACAGTATTGGGCCGGGTATCGGGGCGGTTCCTTGCGGGATGCTTGGACGATTCTTCCCATTGAAAAACATGGGGATCAGTACACCGTGACCGTTATCAACAATTTGGAATATGCGTCCTATGTGGAATACGGCCACCGGCAAACACCGGGGCGCTATGTTCCAGCCTTGGGAAAGACCCTGAAGGCAAGTTGGGTGAAGGGGCGGTTCATGCTGACGATTTCCGAACAGGAAGTGAAAACCTTGGCCCCGTCCATTCTGAATGATATGTTGTATGACGCTTTGAAGGGGGTATTCAGTTGATTAACGAAATTATCAAAGGCGTTTCCATGAAGCTGAACGCCACCTTTGGAGCCGGGTACAAAATCTATCAGAATGATGTGGAACAGGGCTTCAAGGAACCCTGTTTTTTCATTGCTGTCCTGAAGCCTGACATTTCCCCGTTGCAGAAGAACCGATTCATGAACCGGAACCCGCTGGATGTTCACTATTTCCCAACCAGCGGGAGAAACAACGCTGAATTGTTCACTATGGCCGGGGATTTGATGGAATGTTTGGAGTTCATCACCCTTCCCAATGGGGATGTGCTTCACGGAACTTCCATGAGTTATGAAGTTGAAGATGGGGTTCTTCACTTCTTCGTCAACTTCAATCTGACACTATCCCGCCCGTCCGAGGAAACCCCGATGGAAGAATTGGATGTGGATGTGGAGCCA